GAGACCCCTACCCCCCAATATGAGAGACACCCCCCACATCACTTTAAAAACACCTTGTGAAAAAAATTTTATACCTTATTATCAAGGTATGGATAAAGTCGATAGCAGCACAGTTAGGGGACGTGTAGGGGAATGCCTTGTAATCTACTTACTCGAAAAAATGGGCGTAGAGTGCCACCACGTAGACCGTTCCGGCGTAGACTTGTGGTGCCAGTCGCGTAACGGAGATGTGTTTACCGTGCAGGTCAAATCGGCGAACCGGAATCCTAACAAACCTCACTATTCGTATAACCTCCGTACGACTAAGACCGCAGACTTCTACGTTTTCGTAGCTTTAGACACAGAGCGCCTGTTCGTGCAATCTATAGACGAGCTAACAACTGCCAGTGCCAAGCAATTTGCGGCCAGTAAGTTCACCAAAGAAAAAATGGAACAGGGATTAGAAAGGCTAAGTAACTTTACGAGTCGTACGCAATAAGAGCAAGACCAACAACAGAAATAAAACACATAACGGTAGTAACTAAAACAGAAAAGCAGATCACGGGAGCCTCAATTGAGTAGGAGTAGGAGTAAGGTGCCATTTTAAACCAATCAGTTATGATTACTAATGCCCTTTTTTCATGCAAGTCATACCATAAATAATATGCCCTTTGGTTTATTTATTGTACATTTTAAGGTGTATTGCACCGCATATAAGACATTTTTTAAACTAAAGTGCCCTTTTGCGCCCCAAACCCCCTATGCCAGACATATACTTGTTTCTGTAAAACAAGTGTGTTACAAATGCACCTCCGGTGAATAACCTGCGATGCACGATATGACGATTAAACTCGAACCCGAGACAGGGGTTCCGCTTTTTGATGACGACCCTGCGGTGGACTTAACTGTTCGTGCGCAAGCAGCAAGAACTACAGCCTTAGAGCTAGCAGACCACGGGTTAGAATTGAAGCCCAACAAAGAAGACGAAGACATAGCAGCTAAAATTGCTATAGCGTATGCCGACGACCCCGAAAAAACATCGAAGAAAGCCACGAACAACCGTATGGCTACCTTAACACCTGCCTCTCTGGTGCTTACAGGTAACATACTCACCGAATTTGGTGCCTCAGTAGTAGAATCTGCTGTATCGGTACGCCACCTTGTAACAAATAAGCTCATCCTAGAGACCGAGAACCCTGATCCCCGCGTCCGCATCCGAGCGTTGGAGTTACTGGGTAAGATTTCAGACGTAGGACTGTTCTCTGAGAAGTCAGAAGTGACTGTTACACACCAGTCAACAGATGATTTAAAGGCAAAACTGCGTAGGAAGCTCGAAAAACTGGTAAATCCGGTTGATGAAGTTGTTTTAGGCGGTGAAATCATAGACCTTGACGTTGAGTTAGGGCTAACAGACGGTGTATAGCGCCGATGTAGACTTTACTCAGGACGAAATCCAGAATATGTTGGATAACATTGATGCTTTTAGTGTCGATGAAGTGGCTGAGATAGAGAAACTTGTCGATGAACTGGGTAAAAGACGTACAGTTAAGGCCGCATATGACGATTTAATTGAATTTTGTAAACTTATGATGCCTGACTTTATTGTTGGCAAGCATCATAGGATTCTAGCCGACCTATTAATGGCTATTGAGAGTGGAGATAAGGATAGAGCCTGCGTAAACATCCCTCCGCGTCATGGCAAGTCCCAGTTGGTGTCTATTTTCTTCCCAGCGTGGTATTTAGGGCGTAATCCAGACAAGAAAGTTATGATGGTGTCGCACACAACCGACCTAGCGGTGGATTTTGGACGTAAAGTACGTAACTTAATCTCCAGTGAAGCCTACGCAGCCATATTTCCTACAGTAAAACTAGCCAGTGACTCTAAATCAGCCGGTCGTTGGAGTACTAGTGTGGGCGGGGAGTACTACGCCTGTGGTGTTGGATCAGCTCTAGCGGGCCGTGGCGCTCATTTACTGCTGGTAGATGACCCACACTCGGAGCAAGACGTGATTAACGGCAACTTTGCCGTCTTTGAGAAGGCATATGAGTGGTTTACGTTCGGTGCTCGTACACGTCTGATGCCCGGAGGTAGCGTAGCTATCATCCAAACTAGATGGCATATGGACGATTTGACGGGTCGTGTGGTCAAGGATATGGCCCAGAACGAGCGAGCTGACCAGTATGAGGTCATAGAGTTCCCCGCTATATTAGATGTAGATGATAAAGAGACAGGTAAACCCATACAAAAACCCTTGTGGCCCGAGTTTTTCGACCTTGAGGCATTATTACGTACCAAAGCATCCATGCCTGTGTTCCAGTGGAATGCGCAGTATCAGCAACAACCTACCGCAGAAGAGGCCGCACTGGTCAAAAGAGAGTGGTGGAACGAATGGGAGAAGGAACGCCCGCCCAGTTGCGAGTATGTGATCATGTCATTGGACTCCGCAGCCGAAAAACACAACCGTGCGGATTACACGGCATTGACTACATGGGGAGTATTCCTTAATGAGGAGACTTCAGCATATAATATAATCTTGCTTAATAGTATAAAAGAGCGTATGGAGTTCCATGAGCTGAAAGAATTAGCTATGGATCAGTACACAGAGTGGGAACCAGACGCGTTTATCGTGGAGAAAAAGAGTTCAGGAGTCGCGTTATACCAAGAAATGCGGCGTATGGGGCTACTTGTACAAGAATATACCCCTCATAGGGGTTCTGGTGATAAACTAGCGCGATTAAACTCTGTATCTGATATTGTGCAATCTGGATTATGTTGGGTTCCGCAGACCAGATGGGCAGAAGAAGTAGTAGAAGAGATCGCTGGATTCCCGTTTATGAGCCATGACGATCTGGTGGATTCCACAGTTATGGCACTTATGCGGTTCAGGCAGGGTGGGTTTATACGATTACCTACTGATGAGCCAGAAGAGATAAAATATTTTAAACATCGCGGTAGCGGGTTTTATTAAGAGGTTACAAAATGGCAATCGAGAAAGGGTTATACGCTGCTCCTGAAGGCAACGAAGACGTAGAAGTAGAGGGACTTGAGGGGGAGAAAGAACTAGAGATAGAGATAGTTGACCCTGAGATGGTTACTCTGGACGATGGTAGCGTAGAGATTACTATTATTCCGGGCGTTGAAATAGATGACTTTATGTCGTTTGATGCCAACTTGGTAGACGTATTAGATGAAAGTTACCTAAACGAGTTATCAGGTGACCTTATTAGTATGGTAGACGCTGACGTAGATAGCCGTAAAGACTGGGCTGAAACATACGTTAAAGGGCTTGATATTCTAGGATTCAAGTATGAAGAGCGCACTACTCCTTGGCAAGGCGCTTGTGGCGTAAACTCTACAGTTCTTGCTGAAGCGGCTATTCGTTTCCAAGCAGAGACCATGAGTGAGACTTTCCCTGCCGCTGGCCCCGTGAGAGTTAAGGTTTTAGGTAAAGAGACTAAAGAGAAGCTAGAAGCTGCTGAACGCGTAAAAGCGGACATGAACTACGAGCTTACCGAGAACATGGTTGAGTACCGTCCTGAACACGAGCGTATGCTATATAGCCTAGGACTCGCAGGATCGGCGTTTAAGAAGGTTTACTTTGATGCTACTATAGGTAGACAGGTAGCGATCTATATCCCCGCAGAAGACGTTATCGTGCCTTATGGCGCGTCTAACATCGAGTCAGCGGAGCGTGTTACCCATGTAATGCGTAAGACTAAGAATGAAATGATGCGACTGCAAGTTAGTGGTTTTTATGCAGGCGTAGAGCTGGGTGATCCAGAGCCGTTCCACACAGACATCGAAGAGAAAAAAGCCGAAGAAGGTGGTTACGACATCACCGACGATGATCGGTATACCGTGTACGAGATTCACGCCGAGCTTGTTATAGAAGGTATAGATGACGAAGATGGGCTAGCAAAACCTTACATCGTTACAATCGAGCGGGGCACAGGAGAAATACTTGCCGTTCGTCGTAATTGGGACGAGGAAGACATGCTCACCATGAAGCGCCAGCACTTTGTACATTACGTATATGTGCCCGGATTTGGCTTCTACGGCCTTGGATTGATTCACATAGTAGGTGGGTACGCCAAAGCAGGAACGTCGATTATACGGCAATTGGTGGACGCTGGTACACTATCTAACCTTCCGGGGGGCTTAAAGTCTCGTGGATTGCGTATTAAAGGTGATGACACCCCAATCGAGCCGGGCGAGTTTAAAGACGTTGATGTGCCATCAGGCAGCATCCGCGAAAACATTATGCCCCTTCCTTATAAAGAGCCTAGCCAGACTCTACTAGCGTTGCTGAACCAGATCACTACTGAAGGCCGTCGTTTAGGCGCTATCAGTGACATGAACATCTCTGACATGTCCGCTAATGCCCCAGTGGGTACTACACTAGCCCTGCTAGAACGCACTCTCAAGCCAATGGCAGCAGTACAAGCACGCGTACATTACGCTATGAAGCTAGAGTTTAAGATGCTCAAAGCTATCATGGCCGAAGAAGCGCCGGAAGAGTATGATTACCAGCCTAATAGAGGCGAAGTATCAGCACGTCAGTCTGACTACGCTATGGTCGATGTAATCCCTGTAAGCGACCCTAACAGCTCTACAATGGCCCAGCGAGTAGTACAGTACCAAGCCGTGTTGCAGATGTCGCAACAAGC